CGCGATAGCCCCTTGACCCGTTTTCGCTATCCTAAAAAAACTGACTATAGGGAAGCCATGAAAGCCGCCTCTGCCCCCGCTGCCGAGTACGTTGCCGTCGCCTCGCTGCGCCCTTGGGCGAAGAACCCCCGAAAGAACGACCCCGCCGTCAAGGCCGTAGCCGACTCAATCAAGCGCTTCGGCTTCGGCGCGCCCCTCATCGCGCGGCGCGAGAACGGCGAGATCATCGCAGGGCACACGCGGCTCAAGGCCGCGATCAAGCTCGGGCTTACGGAGGTGCCGGTGCGCTACCTCGACCTGTCGGAAGCCGAGGCGCACGCGCTCGCGTTGGCCGACAACAAGGTCGGCGAGCTTGCCGAGTGGGACGACGTCGCGCTCGCCGATGTGCTGCGCGACCTCACCGCCGACGACGTGAGCATGGACGGGCTCGGCTTCACCGCCGAGGAGATCGCGGCGCTCATCGGCGGTGGCGACGACCCGAGCGACACGCCCGCCCCCGGCGCTCCCGAGGTCGAGGAGGGGCCGGCGCATTCGGTGACGTGGGAGGTCTACGAGCTGGGGCCGCATCGGCTGGCGTGTGGAGACAGCTACGATCCGGTGCTTGCCGCCAAGCTGCTTGGGAGCGTGCGCCCCTCTCTCCTCATGACGGATCCGCCCTACGGCATCGACGCAAGCAAGATGACGATGGGCTCTGGACAGTCCGACAAGGCACGCAGCGATCGGCTCTCGTCCGTCGCGCAGTGGGACGCAGCCCGCCCTGACATGGCCCCCTTTATGACGACGACCGAGTGGCAGTGCGTGTGGGGCGGTAACTACTTCGCGGACACCCTGCCGCCCACGAACCACTGGCTGTGCTGGCACAAGAAGAACGACGGGCTCTCGTTCTCCGAGTTCGAGTTGGCGTGGACCAATTACGGGCGACAGGCGCGGCACCTCTCGCACCACTGGAGCGGCGAGGTCAAGGAGCACATCACGCAGAAGCCGCTCCCTGTCATCGTGTGGGCGCTCCAGCAGTGTCCCGACGAGAACGCAGGCGCGGCGGTCTATGACCCGTTCGGGGGCTCTGGCACCACGCTTCTCGCGTGCGCCGTGACTGGCCGGGTCGCATACCTATCCGAGCTCTCCCCCCACTACTGCGACGTGATCCGCCGCCGCTGGACCCGGTGGGCCAAGGAAGCCGGGCAGGAACCCGGAACCGGCGCGCTTAATGGCTAAGCGCGCCCCTCGCTCGGAGGCCTCGTCGCTCGAAGAGCAGGCGAAGGAGATTGAGAGCCAGGTGCGCAAGTTCGACGCGCTGACGGCGGCGGCGGTCAAGGCCGAGCAAATGTCGGCGGCCGTCAACGCAGCGGCGAAGGCGACGGAGCTGCGGAAGTCGCTCGCGCGGCTACGCGGCGAGATTGACTCTATCGGGATGACCAGTCCCACCGAGCGCCTCGACCGTCTACACCGCGCCGCTGCCGCGGACGGTTCGTGGGTGGCCGCCGCTCAACTTTACCGGCAGCTCGAAGAGGCGCGGCAGAAGGCGCGGGACAACGAGGCGCCCGACGCCGCCGGGATGTCTGACGAGCAGCTCCTCTCGATCATCGTCGCCGCGGTGGCGTCGATGCCGCCGCAGCACCTCGAGAGGATCGAGGACGCGGTGGAGATGCGGCGCTCGGGCAAGGTCGTGCGGATGTCCAGCGGCGGCGGCGCGTGAGGCCTCGTCTGTTCGCCGAGCTGCCGGCCGGGCTGGCGTCCGTGTCGTTGCGCCTCCACGGCGGCGCCAACTGCCGCCCGCCGATCAGTCGGATGGGCAACAAGGCGGGGTACGCGGAAGTCATCCTCGCCGCCCTCGGCCTCCGCTCGGGTCAAGGCGCCGAGCGCTACCTGTGGGCCGAGGCCGACGACGACGTCGCCGCGCTGCTCCGCTGCTACCCCGACGCCGACATGCTCCGGCGCGTGGCCGAGATCATCCGCGGCTGGAAGGACGAGGAGCCGCGCGCGCTGTGGGAGCGGCTGCGGGCGGAGAGGAAGGCGAGGGCCGGCGCGGAGGGGGTGGCGCGGTACGTCCAGCTGGCGACCTCCAACCGGCTGATCCCTGGCGCGTTCGCCGCCGATGGCCGGTGGGTCAACTCCGCGCGCGATGGCGGGTCACACACGGACGGCGGCGTGTCGTTCGGGGGCCCCGACTTCGCGACCCCGGCCGAGACGAACGCCGACGCGTGCCACCGCCTCGCCGAGTACGCCACCATCGTAAGCGGCAACCGCCTCGTCAACATGGCCGGCCCCGCGCTGATGAACACGGGCAACGGCGGCACGCGGCACGGCGGCGAGTTCGCGACGCCGGTGGGGGATGTGGCGGCGGCGTTTGAGCGGGTGGCGGGGGAGGTGGCGTCGTTTCAGGTTTCGTCCTCGTGGAGCTATGAACAGGGCAACACTCGCACAGGATTTGTGGGGCCGGGCGACCGTAGGCAGGACACGACGGCGACGGCGACGGCGACGGCGCGGCTTGCGGTAGGCGGCTGGCCCCCCGTCCTCGTCCTCCCCACCATCCCCGAGGCCGCTGACGTGGCCGCCTGGATGCGGACGCCGGGCGACCTCGAGGACTGCGTCGTCTACATGGATCCGCCCTACGCCGGGACCACGGGCTACGCGGCGACTCTGTCGCGTGACCAGGTGGTCCGTCACGCGCGGGCCTATGCCGAGCTCGGGGCGGTCGTCGCCATCTCGGAAGCCGAGGTCGTGATCCCCGAGTGGGACGCCGTCGAGATCACGGGCGGGCGGCGCGGGCAGAAGCGGACCTTCTCGAAGCAGCAGGCCGAGTGGTTGACGATGAACCGGGAGCCGGCGCATCGTGTCGCTGTCCAGGCCGGGCTCTTCGCGGTGGGCGCGTGAGTCTCACCGCGCTCGCCTCGGCCGCTCACGTCCTCGGGCAGCGGGCGCACGCGGACCCGCTCAACTACTTCCGCCCGACGCCGCCTCAACTGCGCTTCCTTGAGTCGACCTCGCCGATCAAGCTGTTCCGCGCCGGCAACCAGGCGGGGAAGACCTGGGCGGGCGTGGCCGACTGCATCTGGCGATGCCTCGGGCGTCACCCGCACACGCTGGTCAAGTCGGCGCCTATCGAGGCCTGGGTGGTCGTCGTGTCCTGGGAGCAGTCGCTCTCAATCCAGGGCAAGATCTGGCAGCTACTCCCCAAGCACGAGATTGAGACGGACTGCGAGTACACCCCGGGGAAGGGCTTTCGCGGCAAGGTGCCCATCGTCCGGTTCAAGAACGGATCGATCCTCCGTATCCGCACGGTCAATCAAGGCGCGCTCGCGTTGGCGGGCGCCACGATTGACTACGTCCTGATTGACGAGCCGCCGCCCGAGGCCATCTGGTCCGAGCTCGCCGCCCGCGTCCTGCGCCAGCGGGGCCGCATCGCCATCACGCTCACGCCCATCGGCCTCCCGCTCGGCTGGCTCCGCGCGCTGGTTGAGGCTGGCGAGGTCGAGGACATCCACACGCCGCTAACCGTGGACGCGACGACGCCCATCGGCGGGCGCCCGCTGCTCCGCGCCGAGGACATCGCGCGCCTTGAGGCGCAAGTCCTGCCGATGGAGCGAGCGCAACGCATCCACGGCGAGTGGGAGGCCGGCTTCACGGAGGGCCGGGTGTTCGTCCAGTTCGATCCGCTCACGATGGTACGAGACGAGGCGCCCGAGGGGGAGGCACAGATCGCCATCGGCATCGATCACGGGATGGAGTCGGGCGCGCAGACGGCGGTGATGGTGGCGGTGACCAGGTCGCGCGACAACGAACCGAGGATCACCGTGCTCGACGTGGTGAGCTCGAACGGCATGACAACACCGGAGGACGACGCCGCACAGATCCTCGCGATGATCAAGCGAGCCGGCCTCCGGTGGGAGCAGATTGACCGCTGGGTCGGCGACCGTGCCGCCGTGTCGCGACGGGGCGGCGCGCTTAAGTCAAACGCGCTCCTCGTCCAAGCGTTTGAACAGACTCTGCGTATCCCTATCGGCACTTGGCCCGGCCGCATCCACACCGCGTACAAGCCGGCCGGCTCCGTGTTCCACGGGTACCGGGTGCTCCAGGCGTCGATGTTGCGCGGCGACTTCGTGATCCACCCGAGGTGCAAGCGACTGATCGAGGACCTCGGCAAGTTTGACGGGCGCGCGGCGTCAAGTCACAAGCACACCATCGACGGGCTACGGTACGCGCTCGAGCTCCTGACTCGCCGATCCTATCAGCCGCAGCTCCTTCGCATCGGATAGAGTGTCGCCATGTATGCCACGATGACCGCTCCGATGCCGCCCGCCCCCGGCAACCCCGACGAGGCCCGCCGCGTCGAGATGTCGCGTCACCGCTTTGCGATGATGGAGGGCCGGTGGCAGCCGATTTTGGAGAGCTACATGGAGACGCAGCTCGGCTCCGTGCGCCGGGCCGCGATGGGCCTCGTTGACATCAGCTACTGTGCTCTTCGGACCACGTCCTACGAGCTCGCGACGCTGTACGACGCCGAGCCGGACGTGCGGCACAACCAGTTGGCCTCGCCGAACATCGACCGTCTCGTCGGTTCCGCGGGCTCTATCGCGCGCTCGGGCCTCTGGTCGCAAATGTCGAGGTTCCAGGCCTACACGTTGGCGCTTCGCGAAATGTGGATGCGCGCCGATGTCGAGGACGGGCGCCTCGTCTATCGGCCGGTGGCGCCTCATATGACGATGGCCGAGGCCGATCCGGCGCGGCCCAACGTCCCGACGCTCTTCGGTGAGCTCCGGCTTCGTCAGATCGAAGGCGGGCTCATGTGGACTTTCGAGGTGTGGGACATCCGCAACCCGGCCGAGCCGACGTACCGGGTACTCGAGGCGCTTGACGGTTGGAAGTCCGGGCGCGACTTGACCCGCCTGGTTCACGGCGCCACCTACGACGGCGTCAACTACCCGTCGAGCTGGCGCCGCGCGAACGGCACTCCGATCATCCCGGCGATCCTCTACCACGCGAGCACCTACGGCGACCGGCTCTTCGATCCGTTCGCAAACATCGAGCTTTATACAGGCTCTTTGCAGCTTGGCTTGTTCTATTCGTACCTCGCTCACTGCATCCGTGACGCGTCGTATCCGCAGCGCTACGCCATCGGCGTTCGAGTGGCGGGCATGGACTCGTCCGACCTCGGGAGCCGGGCCGCGCGCTCCGAGGTGACGTCGGACCCGACGACGATCCTTATGCTCGATCCGATCTCGGAGACGAGTCAGGCGATGATGGGGCAGTACACCGCGGGCGCCGATGTCGAGAAGCTCGAGGCGGTCATCGCGGCCGTGGCGCACCGGCTCGCGACGGACGCCGGCCTCTCGCCGTCGGAGCTCCAGCGCACCTCGGGCTCCGCGCGCTCGGGCTACGCCATCTCCCTGTCGCAGGAAGGGAAGAGGCAAGCCCAGCGGCGCTACATCATGCAGTTCCGCGCGTCTGACGAGGCGCTCGTGTCGCTGTCGGCGGTGCTCTTCAATCGGTGGACCGAGGCCAACTCGGAACCGAGCAACTACCCCGAGGGCGGCTACTCCGTCATCTACCGAGAAATTCCGTTGTCGCCTCAGGAGATGGAGGCGAGACGCAAGCACGTCCTCGAGATGCTCGCCGCGGGGCTGATGTCCGAGGTCGACGCGCTTCGCTTCTTCGGCTCGCTGTCGGAGCAGGACGCTATCGCCCAGCTCGCCGCGATCCGCACCATGAAGCAAGGGGCCCCGCCCCTGTCGATGGAGGAAGGAGTAACGCCCGCGGCAGCGACGGAGCCCGCCGCCGACGTATCCCATGCCGAGGCGATGGCGGACGCGGTAGACGAGCTGGTAGCGTCCGAGGAGGCCGTCACCGGGCTCCTCGAGTCGGCGACTGGTGACCACGCCGAGGTCCTCCGCGAAGTGCTTGCCAGTATTCGCGAGGCGCGCGCGTACCTGACGGGCGCTCCTGTCGAGGCCGTGGTCGAGCTCGCCGGCGAGGACGCCGAGTAGTGCCGCTCGACTTGCGCCCCCCCGCCACGGTCGCCGCAGCCGCGCGACGTGGCCTCGCGCTGCGCGCAGAGTTCGGCCGCGGCGGGACGGTCGTAGGTGTCGCGCGAGCGCGTGACCTCTCCAACCGACGCACCCTGTCGCTCGACACGGTGCGCCGCATGGCCTCGTTCCTTGCGCGGCATGCCGTCGACCTCGACGCGCCCGCCGCGAAGGCGGGCCATCCCGACTACCCGAGCCCAGGCCGCATCGCGTGGCTGCTATGGGGCGGCGATGCCGGGCGCGCGTGGGCCAACAAGATTCTCAAGCAAGAAGCCCGGCTCGAACAAGCCGACACGAAGGGGTACTGATGAGCGAAGAAGGAACGACGGAAACCACGGACCAGGGCGCCGCCTCCGCGCGCATCCGGCAGCTCGTAGCGCGCGTCAAGGAGCTCGAGGGCCGCGTGGTCGAGCTTGAGCCCGTGGCGGCGGCGGCCGAGAAGTGGCGCGCCCAGGTGGACGAGGTCAAGGCCGCGAGCAAGGCCGAGCGTGAGACGCTCCGAGTCGAGCGCGAGATCGCGGCGGCGGGGATCACCGACGCCGAGGGGATCGAGTACGTCCAGCACGCCTACGGCAAGCTCGCCGCCGAGGGACGCCCTCCCCTGTCGGAGTGGCTCGCGGCCCCTGACGGGCTCCCCAAGGCCGTCCGCGCGTACCTCCCGGCCGCTACCCCTACCGCGCCAGCGACGACGACCACGGCCACGCCAGCGGCGCCGGTAGTGCCCTCGCCGCGCCCGTCGACGGGGACGGTCCCGCAGGCGCCGAGCGAGCCCAGCTCCTGGACTGCCGAGAGCATCGCGCGCTTGTCGCCGACCGAGTTCAAAGCGAACCGAGAGGCTATTTTCGCGGCGCTTCGCACAGGTTGACAGATTGTCGCGCCGCGCGTAGTCTGGACGTGCGAGGTCATCACCTCGCACGCGCTCGGGGCAAGCTCCCGTAAAAAGTGACAGGCGCGGGTACACCCTCCCATTTTTGCAGGAGGCCCCCGTGGCCAGCGAAGTCTATTTCTCCAATCTGTCCGGCAACGCCCGCCTTGCCGCGATCCTCAACCAGTTCGTGGTCACCAAGTTGACCGACACCGCCTCGCTCGTCAATCACCCGAGCATCACCCAGCTTCGCAGCATGAACGGCTCCGGGTCCACCGTGGTCCAGGTGCCGGTCGTGAGCTGGGGCGCGAACGCCATGTCGGCCCTTGCCGAGAACGCCAGCGCCGCTAACGTCGCGCTGACCACGTCCAACGTGAATGTCACCATCGCGCGCCAGGCGCTTCGTCGTCAGATCTCCGATCTCGCGATGCTCACCGCCACCGGCATCCCGCTCGACGTCACCCTCGACAACATCGCGGCTGACATGGTCCTCGCGTACAACAAGCGGGTGACCACGATGATCGCGGCGCTGTCCTCGGGCTTCTCCTCGGCGGTTGGCACCACGACCGTTGATCTGACCGTCGCCAACTTCTACGCCGCGATCTTCGGCCTCCAGCTCAACTCGGCTGACGGCATGTTCACCGCGATCCTGCACCCCCAGCAGATCAACGACCTGATCTCCTCGCTCCGCTCCGAGACGGGCCCCGGCCAGTACCTCGCGACGACCCAGGACCAGGTCCAGGCCAAGGGCCCCGGCTTCCGTGGCAACCTGTTCGGCGTCGACATCTTCGCCAGCGCCAACGTGCCCACCGCCACCGCCGGCGACGACTACCTCGGCATGATGATCGCCCCCGGCGCTATCGGTGTTGCCACCGCTACCGCCGCTCCGATGGTCGGCGCCGCTACCCTGCCCTCGCAGTCGCCCATTGTGGTCGAGCTCGAGCGTGACGCGTCCTCCGGTTCGACCATCGTGGTCGGCTCCGCGTTCGTGGGCGTTGCCGAGCTGGACGACCTTCGCGGCATCGGCATCCTGTCCGACAAGTGAGACGCCGCGCCCGCGCTCGTAGGGTTATCCTATGAGCGCGGGCGCTTTCGCGTCTGAAGGAGCATCTATGGCGGCGACGTTTGGGACCATCGGCGGCGGTCAGTTCGAGGGGCGCGCGGCGGCGCGTCCGCAGGTCATGCGCGAGCTGGTACGGCTCGATCCGTCGACGTCGTTCTGGTTCATGCACCATCCCGCCCGCTGGATGCTCGTCAACGGCGAGTGGCTCCCGTGGTTGTCCAAGCTCGCCGCAGACCCCGGCGTTTCCAACGTCGACCAGAGCGGCGACACCGCCGCGGCCGAGGTGGCCAAGCGCCGCCGCGGCTGGACCATCATCCCCTGGGAAGCCGAGCCGGGCGGCTACGTCGTCGCCTACGACGGTGTCGCGGGCGCCGTCCACTTGTCCAAGTGGGAGACGCCCAAGATGGTCGCGGGGCAGACCCGCATCCAGAGCGACTCCGACGGCTACTGGGCTTTCTGCAAGCGGCTCGTGGCCGACGGATACATCGACCTCCCCGATCCGGACTTCATCACGGTCCAGATCGAGCGGCAAGAGAAGCACGTCCAAGAGTGGCGCGAGAAGGCGCCGAGCTCGCCGTACCACCGCGAGGCCCTCCCCAACGAGGAAGCCACGCTCGACAGAATGCGCGCCGCGATGGACCGCCTCTTTGCGCCGCCCGTCACCGACGACGAGGCGCCCGTCGCGCCCGCCCCCAAGCCTCGCCGGGGGCGCGCGTGAGCGAGCGCGCCGGCTATCGCGAGGCGATGGAGCGGATGACTAAGCAGCTCCGCGACTCGGGCGTACCTGCCGACAAGGCGCGAAAGACAGCGCAGGACACCGCGCGCCGCGCGGACGAAAGCCAACGCGATAAGGGCAAGTAGGGAGGCCGAGGATGTCACTCGCCGAGACTGTCTACACCGCGCGCTTTCGGTCCACCGAGACGCTCGAACGCGGGCGTACTCAGACGATCACCTGCCCTACCTCGAGGGCGGGCGCAACGGCGACACCGACGAGCGGCACGGTCACGATCTACCGGCCCGATCAGACCGTGCTCGTCACGGGCGCGGTGACGGTCGCGAGCATCGCCACGTTTTCCGTGACTGGCGCGACCTCGACGGCCGAGGCGCTCGGCGAGGGCTTCCTGATTGAGTGGGTACTCGTCATGCCCGACACCGTCACCCACACCTTTCGACAGGACGCCGCCGTCTGTCGACGCACGCTCTACCCCGTCGTGTCGCAGGACGATCTCACCCAGCGGCACAGTGACTTGCCGGCGCTGCTCGGCGCCTCGGCGAGCTATCAGCCGTACATCGATGAGGCGTGGTTCACGATCTCGAACCGACTGATCGGCGCGGGCCGCCGGCCGTACCTCGTCATCCAGCCGAGCGCGCTCCGCGAGTGTCATCTGATGCTCGCGCTCCACCTGGTCTTCATCGACTACTCGACCTCGGCCGGCGACGGCGGGCGGTGGCAAGCGCTCGCAGCTCACTACCTCATGGGGTACGAGCAAGCCTACGGACAGTTGAGGTTCTCCTACGACGAGGCCGACGACAACCGCGTTGATCCGACGAAGAAGAAGTCGGCGAGCTCGCAGATTTGGACGAACGGCCGCGGCCTCTCGCACGCGTCCTGGACTCGCTATGGCGACTAAGACCGTGAGGCAGCTCCGCGAGGACGTCACCACGCGAGTGCTCACGCTGACGGGCTGGCGCGAGTCGCGCGTGCTCCCGGAGACGTTCGGCCGCGATGCCGACAGCATCGCGCACAAGGCGTTCGTGGTTCACCCGGTGACGACGAAAGACCTCCGGCTCTACCGGGGCAAGCCGGCCGAGGGCACCCTTGTCGAGACGGACCTTGAGGTCCGCTTCTCGTGGCGCATGGTGCCTAAGGACATGAGCACGTCCTACGACGACAGCCTCGACGGCGCGCAAGCCGTCGTGAACCTCCTCATGGTCTACGACGCCACCTGGCCGAGCTCCTACAAGGTGCAAGTCCTCGAGACGTCGCAAGCCGCCACCGAAACGGGTGAGTGGGTTATCGGGCTGGTACTGTTCCGCATCGTCCACAATCTCCCGCTTCAATAGGTGAACCATGGCTGCGTCTACTGTCATCAAGAACTTTCGCGACGGCACGCTCACCTTCACCGACAATACCGGCACCCCGCTGTCGCTGCCGATTGTCTACGAGGCGGGTGACTTCTCCATTGACAACCAGAACGAAGGCCTTGTCGAGACGACTGCGTACCTGGACCGCGGCGAGTTCGCGACCCTTCGGAAAACGAACCGCGTGTTTCCGTCGTTCAGTTTTACGGCACATCAAACCGACCTTTCTGACGCGACCGACAAGCTGCTCTACGACCTCGCCCGCAAGACCGGCGCCTTCGCGGCGGCCGTGTCGACGCTCGGCACCGCCGCGGACGCGATGACGTACAAGCTGACGTGGACGTGCGAGGGCACGAATTTTGGCGACACCGCCGACCACATCCTCGTGCTCAACGACTGCCGCGTGACCGTGTCCCTGTCCGAAGGCGATCCCAACTCCTTCTCTGTGTCGGGCATCGTCTACGGCGCGATCACGGCGACCTGATGGAGTCGCGCACGGTCAAGCTCGGGGCGCACTCCGTGCCGCTCCGCACCCCGCCCTCGTTCGCGTTGTCGCGCGTCGTGTCGGTGGCACTGTCGCAGTCGCCCTTGCTTGGCCTCGGCGCGGCCCTGGGCGCGTGCTGGGGCGGGCGCCCGCTCAAGGCCTCGCTCAAGGCGCACCAACACGACGCGTGCGCCTACGGGGCCGCCGTGGTGGACGAGCTCCACGCGCTCGGCTTCCCCGAGGATGAGATCTGGGCGGCGGCGGGCGTGGCGGTCGAGATGCTCACGACCTCGACTCCGACGGAGGCGGGCGTAGCAGCCGCCGCGGATTTTACCGCGCCCCCGGTGGCGGGCTCGACGCCGTAGCGATGGAAGTCGGGCTCACCTACTGCGGGGAGCCTGACGCGTTCTACCAGTGGGACGTCGACACGCAGGAGCGCGTCCTCGGTTGGTGGCGTGCGAAGCACACGCCACCGCCTGCGACGAAGCGGGGCAAGACCGCCGCCGAGGGGGACGCCGCGGCGTTGTCGTTCTGGGGGCTCGGGTGAGGCCGGCGGGCACGCGTCGATTCGCGTCGGACACCGTCACGGTGACGATTGATCGTGCGCTGGATGATGCCATCCTCGCGCTCGTCCGCGAGGTAGCCGGGGGCGTGGTCGATGTCCTCGAGGACATCGCCTCGAAGACGGTCGGCGACACTAAGTCCAAGTGGTACACGATGGTCCGCAAGAAGACGGGGAAGTCGGGCGCCGGCAACAAGTACCGGATGGAGGTCCGCGGGGACACCATCCGGGCCATCGTCTACAACGACGCGGTGAAACTCGCTAAACGCAATCTGAACGTCGACGCGCAAGGGCGGCTACTGCCTGGCAAGGAAACGAAGCACGAGCGCATCACCGCGACGACCGAGAGTTACGCCTACTTCGTCCATGCTCCGCTTCCGCTCTCGACAATCGCGAAGGCGACACCGATTGACGAGTACAAGAAGTTGATGAGCCTGTGGCGCAAGGAGCGCCGCCTCCCGCCGGGCTACATCGCGCGCGACTACGTCGACAAGAAGGGCCGCGCCCGCCCGGTCGGCATCGCGCGCATCGTGCGGAACCCACTCGCGTCTGACGGAAAGACGCTCTGGAGCACGCTCGCCGTCAAGGGCTCTAAGGCCGTGATAAAGTCTGAACTGATCGAGCTCGACCGCGCGCTCCAGGCGGCCGGTAAAAACTTCGGGAGGCGATGATGGCAACGGCTGAACTGACCATCTCGGCCAACATCGAAGGCCTTCGCCGGGAGCTGGAGAAGATCGGACCCATCACGGCCGACCAAGCGACCGCGATGACTAACCAGCTCAACAAGTCGATCAAGGCTGCTGAGAAGGCGTCGTTGGCCGCGGCTAAGGCGTCCAAGGCCGCCGCCGACGGCGCGAAGGCGTCGGGGCGTGCCGCCTCCGAGGCGCTCGACGTGGCGTCCGCGTCGGCCACGCGGTTCGGCGACAAGGCCGGCGCGGTTGGAAGCAACGCCGGCAAGCTCGCCGGCATCCTCGACATGCTCGTCCCCGGCCTGGGTGGCGTGGCGCGCGGCGTGGCCGATGTCGCCGACACTGCCGAGGTCGCGTCTGTCGCGACCAAGGGCCTCGGCGTGTCGATGTCCTCGACGCTTGCCGTGCTCGGCCCCATCGCCCTCGCTGTCATCGCGGCGGGCGCGGCCTATGCCTACTTCTCGTCACAGGTGGACGAGGCCGAGCGGGCGTCCGCCGCGGCGTCCGATGCGGCGACGAAGCAGGCGGACGCTACAGAGCAGTTCGCGGCCCGCAAGCGTGACAGCGCTGACGCGTTCTCCGTCGCTGGCGATGCGTCGACGGCTGAGGCCATCGCGATCCGCAAGTCGATTGAAACCACCAACGCGGCGTCTGCGGCGGTGCGACAGTTAGCCGTTGAGAAGGTAGCAGCCGCGAAGGCCGACATGCTCAAAGTCGGCGAGGGGTCGTCGCGAGCTGCGTTGAACTTCGCGACCGAGGAGCTCAAGGCGCTTGACGAGAAGATCGAGCGTGTCAAAACCCAGGATGAGCTTGTAATCACCGGGCAGTTCGCGGCACAGAGGGCGGCTAAGCAGGCCGCCGACGCGCAGCTCGGCGCGGCCAAAGCCGCCGGTGAGCGCGCGGCCGCCGAAGCCGCCTTAGCCGAGGTCGAGCGCGGCATCCTTGAGCAGACGCAGACCTATCGCTCGGTCCTCACGTCTCTTGAGGAGACGACGCGCGCGACGACTGACTCACAGCTCGTCGGCGCCGCCGCGATTGAGGCGGCACTTGCACGCCAGATCGAGAAGGTGAACGAGCTCGCGGCGGCCCAGGTCGAGCGCGGCGTGGGCGGCACGGAAGAGATCCTTGCAGTCGAGGCCGCGCGCCTTGAGGCGGTGACGGCCCTCGAGGCCAAGGCCGCCGCCGACATCGACGGCATCTACGAGGCCTCGGCCGAGAAGCGGAACAAGGGACGCGAGGCCGAGCTTGCCGCCGAGGCCGCCTTCGCATCCCAGCGAGCGCAGGCGACGGCGTCTGCTACGTCGGACCTCCTGGGGACCACGTCGAGTGCGTTCGCCGCGGCGGCCGAGGAGCAGGGCAAGACCAACCAAGACGCCGCGATGGCGATGTTCGTGGCGAGCAAGGCCGCCGCCGTCGCTCAAGCTGTCGTGAACACGGCGCTCGCCATCTCGTCGGCCAACACTCTGCCGCCCCCGGCGAACTTTATCGCCATGGCGGCGGCCGGCATCTCGGGCGCCGTGGCGCTCGGGGCTATCGCCTCGTCCCCGCCGCCGTCGTTCAATGACACGCCAGGCGTGATGTCGATGGGCCAGCGCGGCAACGTGTCGCTGGCAAGCGGCGACTACTTCGCCGCGGCCCGCTCGCCGACGGAGCTTCAGCGCCAGGTGGGCGCGTCTGCCGGTGGCGGTGGCGTGTCGATCCTCCAGGTGAGACTCGGCCACAAGGTGCTCGATCAGTCGGTGGCCCGCACCATCCAGGAGGGCGGGCGCCTGTCGCGTGAGATCTCGGGCCGAGTCAAGACCGGCACCACTGGACACCGGAGCCGCGCGTGATCCTCTACCCGAGCCAGCTCACCGGGCGCCGCGTCTACTGGCTCCTGACTGTCGAGGTCGGCGGCGTCCTTATGCGGATGGCGTCGGACGAGGTGGACGTCGTCACCGACGACGGCGAGGTCTACCACTACTCGGCGGGGCTGGATGACATCGAGACGACGGAGGGTATCGATCTGTTCGGCGACTCGTCGGGGCAGCTCTCGGTGCCGTTGGAGTTCTTGCCGCCCCCGGGCGTCTCTGTCGCCGAGATGATCGCCCGCGGGGAAGACCTCTCTGCGGGCCGCGGCGAGCTCGCGCGCTGGGTTGAGGGGACTACCTACGAGGCCCGGCGCGTGGTCCTCGTCGGCGGCCTCACAGACCCCGAGTACGGCGACGACGGCGAGGCCGTGGCGACGACTCTCGAGGAGCGCCTCGCGTACACGGAGACGCTCACCGGCGCGCCGTCGCTTGCGGTGACGGCCGCCACCTGGACGCAGACGCGGATCGACTCGTTGCTTGACGACTCGGTCGGCCTGACGTACCCCATCGTCATCGGGCGCCCCGGCTACCGGGCGGGCGGGTCGATCACCGGCTCGCCGGCGCTTTGGGTCGAGCATGACATCATCTTCCCGCCGGCCGCCGGGGACCCCTACCTCCGCGGCGCCGTCGTCGTCATCGCCGGCCATCATGTGAGCGCCGAGCGCGTCTACATGAACAACGATCAGTATACCGGAGTGAGCAGCGGCAGCGGCGCAAGCAACCGCTTCCGCGTCGTCAACACGTTTGACTTCTCGGGGCAGGCCGTCGCGGTGGTCCTCTGGTACTTCAGCAGCACGCAGACGGGTGACCCGTTCGCGTTCAACGTCGCAGAAACCTACGTCAACGACATCGACCCCGACCCGCAAGTCTCGACGGGCGGCGACACGACGAGCCTTGGATCCGTCTTCCTGGATCCGACGTTCACCAACTCCGAGCAACTCCCGCTCTACGTCATCTGGGACGACGAGGCGACGTTCGGCGGGGGCCTCGTCCGTGACGGTGTCACCATCCGCGGCGCCGGCGACGTGCTCGCCTACTTCCTCGGGCTGACAACCATCGCGGTGGACTGGGGCCGCCTCGCCGCGGCGACTCCGCTCCTCGCCGCGTACCAGCTCGACGGGTGCATCACCGAGCGGACCGACGTGTGGACGTTCCTACAGGACGAGATCCTGCCGCTTCTCCCGGTGTCCATCGTGAGCGGCCCGCTCGGCATCTACCCCGTCGTCTGGCGATTCGACGCGAAGGCGTCAGACGCCGTGCTCACGCTCGACGTTGACACGGACGCGAGCATCGCCCGCGTGGGGCGCGTGGCCTACGACTCGCAGGACCGCGCGAACCGGCTCTCTCTCGAGTACCAGCTCTCCTACAGGACGGGCAACTATCAGACCTCGCTTAGCTACGGGAGCGATGCCGACGCCGCGCTTGATTCGAGCGTGACGGCGCATCCTCTCTGCACTTGGTCGCAGGGGCGGACGGGGCGCGTAGTCGAGCGCAGCCTGACGTCCGCCTGGGTCTACGACGACTCCACGGCTTACGCGATCCTTGAGTGGCAAGCCGCCGCCTACGCGCTCCCGACGCGGACGGTGACGTACCAGGTGCCGGAGGTTGAGTTCGCGCACGTCGAGCGCGGCATGGTCGCGGTCCTGACGGACTCGGGCATCTACGCCGACGGGGCCGTCTGCCTCGTCCGTGAGGTGACGACGGACGGAACGGGATACCTGACGCTGACGCTCCATCTGCTTGACTCCCCGCTGACGAGGTAGCCACATGGCCAAGATCCCGCCGACTGGCGACCTCCGCGGCGTCCTCGTCCCCGAGGGCGGCACGCTGACGGCGACGTACACGGCCACCTCGCAGGCCGGGCCGCGCGGCGGGCCGGTGGTCCCTGACCAAACGACCGGGCTCCTGCTCCACGCCAGCGGCGCGCTCGACGCGCAAAGCGAGGCGGCCCAGGGCGGCACGATGGGGATCACGACGCTGACCGGCGGCAACGTCGGGACTGCCGCGATTCGTTGGGCGTTCGCCGGCGATACCCTCCGCTCTTGGGATCCGCCCGTGATGATCTCGGGCTGGGAGTACATCGACCGGACGACGACGGCCTCGAGGTACGTCGCGCCTCACGTCATC